GTCAAGTACCGGGGTTGGGTAAACCCGACCATTCCGGTTCTTAATATCGGATTGCATGAAGATACCTTCGATGAAAATTTCCTTTTCACCGTTAGCACCCTCTTGAATCACGGTCTTTGCATCATGTACGGTTTCTGTAATGAGCTTCATTTCGTTAGTTACCTTTCGCTGTAAAGTCGGACAACCTCTTGTGAAATGTCACTTCGAACGTTGTCAGTGTATTCATATTCGAACCGGGCAACTAAGTTAGATCGTGGTTCCCAACCAACATTCCCACCATATTCTCGCTTGGTGAAGAAACGTTCTTGGGCAGATGTTAGACCGTTTCGCTGTTCGCGCCCGGAGGCGTATAATTGCGTTGGGTCTCCAACCACGGCACATACTGAGTTAGTACCGATTCGTTCCAATAACATTTTCAATATCAACGTAGTCAATTGTTGTGCTTCGTCGATCAAAATAAGCGAATTGTTCAATGTGCACCCCAATGCATAATTGGGAACCATGTAGTGAATTCGCTTGTTTAGGTCGCAACCATATTTGCCACCTAAAAATTCTTTCAGCTGTACCTCAGCTGATTTGAAGTGGGGACCAAGTTTCTCATCTTGTTCACCGGGTAAAAACCCGATTTTATCTGGTCCCGCTTCAACCGGAGTTCGAATAATTACGATATTCCGGGTCTTGTCTTCCAAGTATTGATTGCAGTAGTGATACAAAATACCACTGGTTTTCCCTGTCCCCGAACAACCCTCAATAAACACAAGAGGGAATTCGATTAATAAATTGTTTACCGTTTTTTGTTTCTTTGTCGGTTCAAAGCTCCTTAGTCCGATTAGTTGATTTTCATTGTTATGGGTGCCTTTAGTTTTCTTACTACTCAAAGGAAAATCCTCAGTTACGGTTTAAGAAAAGTTAAGCGAGTTCAACAACTTAACTACTCATAATGTATTTATGGATTTATTCTCCCTTGATTATTTCAGTCCCATAGAACGGCGCTTACGAACGGCGCGTTTCGTCAATCGAACAATACGCTTTTTGTAACCGGAACCTTTCGAACGTTTGGTGCGAACAGATTTTCGGATAGCACGGCGCTTATTAACCAACTCTTTACCGGAAATTTTTACACATTTACGACCATCAAACTTGTAGCCTTTTTTGCACTTCATTTTAATTCGACGTTTACCACGGTTGTTGACTTTCACAATCCGCTTAATTTCATCGAGCTGGTCTTCTTCGATGTCTTCCATGTTGTATGTGTAAATGATCAGGTCGAATACAGTTGCATAATCATCAACATCATCTTCGTCGATTTCGTATTCTTCATCTTCCTGTTCATCGCCACCATCAGAAACAACGCGAATTTTTGCATCGTCAAAGTCGGCTTTCAGGTTTGTGACCATAACGTCATAGTCCACCTCGATAGGAAGCTCAGCCAGAATATTGTCCAGCTGTTCCTTCGATGGAACCGTTGTGGAAACGTAATCATCCCCGATTTCAACCGGCGCTGAACCATTGTAGGTTTTGATGATACCCAGAATGTTCAACGCAAGGTCTTTATCTTCGAGGATGGTTGACGAACCGTATTCAATGAATGATTGCATGGCTCAGTCTTTATTCGTCATCGCCTTCATCGTCGTCATCTTCAGACTCTTTGTCCTTGGATTTCGACTTATCATCCATGTCCTTTTCTTCCTTCATAGAAGCGGACGGTGGAGTAGCTTTTTTGCTACCGGTTTTCTTCTCATCCTTTTGCTCATGTCCCATGGCACCGGGGTTGGTAGCTTTTGGGTCTTTGGCTTGGGGTTTGTCACCGGTTTTCTTGTCTTCAGTCTTGTCATGCTTGTTGACAAGTTCTTCACCAAAAACTTCAGCGGTCATTTCATCGCGCTTGTCGTTGATAGTGGTTTGAAGGCGTGTGTTGAGTTCAGCAACAACAGCGGCTTTGAAGTCTTCAGGCTTTTTGTCTTTAGCCATTTGTACGAAAGTAGTCATTATTCTTTGTCCCCGTTATTAGTTTTTGGTTTAGGCTTGGGTTTATCTTCAGCCTTATCATTATCCTTATTTATGTTTTTCTCATCCGGGTCAACGATTGTGACCGGTTGAGGGGCTGGTTCAGAAGGTGGTTCTTCGATTCCGCCACCTTGGTCAAACCCAAAATCACCCTCTTCATCCTTCCATTTCGGGTCTTTTTCTTCTTCCTCGATTTTCTTATCCTCATCCTTGATTTCTTCCTCGGTTTGCATTAGAATATTACGGCGCACATAGTCATGGCTGTAATATTTTCCAACGATTTCAGTACGTTGGATCATTTCGAGGGTTTCAAGGCGCTCCCGAAGAATCTCAGAATCCTTCAATTCTTGGAAGTAGTTGTCTTCAAGGAAGTCATATGAAATCAGTTCACGCCACTCTTCCCATTCATCAGCGGTAATGATGTTCTTCAGGATCAATTGGGTACGCAACAGATCGTTGAACAAGGTGCTGAACTTCTTACGGAGACGGTTGATAAACTTGCTGAATTTAATCTCATCCCGTGTGATTTCAGAAGTTCGACCGATATTGAACGCGGCACCATCTTGCTGGAATCGTGACAGGGGAACATTCAGGGACTTGTACAGCTTGTTTTTGAAGTATTCAACGTCACCCAATTCACCCAGATTTTCACCACCGGGAAGGGTTGTAACCTCAGTACCCTTACCACCTTCACGGCGCGGCAACCAGTAGTCTTCCATCATTGACTGGAATTTCTTGCGGCTGTTTACTGTACCTTTGGTTACGTCATAAACAATCTTGTTTTTAAAACGATTGATTACATCCTTCAGGTATTGCTCAGCCTTACCTTTCGGCAAGTTACCCACGTCAACATAGAATATACGGCGCTCAGGGGCGCGTGAGACGCGATATACAACAACCGAGTCTTCCAGTAGCTTCAGGTTGTTATAGGGTTTAATGGACTTGTACAGGTACGACAGGACTATTTTAGCCTCAGAGTCAACCAGACCGGATGGAACATAGCAAATTGACTCTTTGCTAACCTTCAGAGCATTCTTACCGGTAGCCGGGTTAGATGCAGCTGCACCTTTTTTACCACCGGTGAATGGGGTCTGACTGTACAGGTAATATTCTTCGGTTTGCTGAAGGTCATACAACTCAATCATCCCATCGCGCTTTTTCTTCAGCTCACGAACCATTTTGATGTTCATTGGGTCGATGTCGATGATTTCAACAATACCTTTCTTCAGGTTGTTTTTATCCACAACCTTGTGCATGAACAGTTTACCGTCGATGTACCATTTGCGGAACAGACCGTAACCGTCAGATTTAAACTTCAGTAGCTTCAGGATGTGCTCAAATTCATCCCGGATTTTGTTCTTGATAGCGTCACTTGTCTCAACTTCATCGAGTACGATAGCAACGGTTTGCTTGAATTTGTCGGTGATAATCGCTTCGTTGGCGATTTCTTGGATAGCCTCATCAACATCAGGCTGTAGAGAAAGTTCACGGTAAGTGGTTAATAGCTCAATTTCATCAGTCGGAACGTGATCAAGGTCGAAGCTATATCCCAACGCACCGGCGTAGTTAACCCCCGATTCATTGCTTTCGATTTCGATAGCACCATCATCGGTACGGGGTGGAGCAAAAGATTCACCAGAAGGTTTTTCTTCTTCGGTTTTCTTTGTGATTTTGTAGCCAAATAATTCCATGAAACACCTTAATCAAATGAAGGGGTGGAAAATCCACCCCCAGTATTAGGTATTTATAGGTTATAGGATACCGGTTCCATCGCTGGTCCAGTAGTTGACCGCAAACGTCACAGTGTATTCCGCAATTGCATCGTTGTTGTCATAACCTAAAGTAACCTCACCAACGTTTGTTGGGAAACACGCTTTCAAGTCAACGGTGTAAAGTACTTCACCGTTACGACCAAGCATGTCAACAGACAGGTTCGCGTAGTACGCAAGAGGCGCATTCACACCCAAGTTCAGCTGGTGGCTGTTCATCAGGTTCATCCAGCGTTCGAAAGATCGACGACCGTTCATGTCGGTATCAGCCAACATTGTTACAGTCCAGTCTTGGAACTCTTTGTCACCGGCAACCTTGATTTGACGCCCCATGAAAGGAACGTTTACAACCCCAATTGAAGATTCGGGTAAAGATGCAGCTTTACACAGGTATGACTTGGCGCTTGAGTCACCTTGCTCAATACCGGGTGGGAAATTGAACCGAACCATATACAGGTTAGGTCGCGCACCACCACCTTGGAAACGCGCAATGAAGTCATGAATGCCAATGCTGTAAGCCATGTGGGTATTCTCCTAAATGTTTATCTCTTATATAGGGTGGCGTTCACCACCCCAGTTAAATTAAACCGCTCCAACCACTTCTTCGAACTCGACACCGCTTCGAACGGCAACAAAGTTCAACTGGATGAAGTTGATTGAGTAAGTTGGCTTGATGAAGATACTTGCCACGAACTCGCTACGATCCACAACTTCAGGTGTGTTGTTTGTTTCGTCACAAACAACGCGGAAGTCTTGGATACCACGGCGGCTTTGTACTTCGGTCAAGAATGGCTCAACCAAGTTGCGGAATGCAGATCGAGTGAATTCATCGTTGAACTCAAACAATTGGTACTTAGCTGCAATCGCAATCGACTTTTCAAGTACGATAAACAGGCGGCGAATGTTGATCTTGCTGAACGCGGCTGAACGCAATTGTTGAGTACGATCACCGTACAGCAATACACCTTCACCAGCGAAGCTTACAACCGGGTTGATACCGTTTTTGTACAGGTTATCGCGGTTGGTTTTGCTTGGGTTCAGTGCCAATTGAACAACGTTCTTGATTTGACCACGTGTGTAACCAGCTGGGCTGTACCATGGGTCAGCAATATCGTCAGTTCGAGCAGCCAGACCGGCAATATCAGCATTCAGCGGCACCCAACGGTATGTGTCGTTGTAAGTGTCGTACTGGTATTTCCAGCCAGAATCCATCACCGCATATGAAGATGGGCGATTGATCTTGGTGTTGCGGAATGTAACCGCATTTTCGGTTGCTTGTTCTGGTGTTTGGTTGAACACGTCAGCCTTATCAGGGCTGAAGAACACCATAACGTCTTTTCGAACTTCACAGATGTTGTCGATGATGTGACGAATTACGTCACCGCTTCCAGATTGACCACCGGCGTCACCAGCGAACAACAGGCTTACGTCAACAACTTCAGCGTTGGTGAACATGTTCCAACCGGCGATCAACTCATTGCTTGTTACCAATGAACCATCGGCACCAGCTGAAAGAGCGTATGCAACGGCATCAGCCAGTGTTTTGAACTCAGTGTCGGCAACTACTTTAGTCGCCCATGCATCACCAACAGGTGAAAGAGTTTCATCAGCTGTGGCAGTGTCAGCACCAACATCAGGGTCAGCAACAGTTACAGTGATAGTACCAGTTGTGTAGTCTGCACCCCCGGCATCGACAGTGATAGAAGCCAAGCTGTAACCAACAGTCGCGGTTGCAGTAGCATCACCGTTACCAGTAGCAGAAGCGTCAACTGTAGCAGAAGTGTAGCCAGAACCACCATCAGTGATTGTGATTGTGTCGATAACACCACCAGTCTCAGTACCAACTTCAGCAGTCGCACCGGAACCATCACCGTTGATCACAACAGCGTCACCAACTGAGTAGCCAGTACCACCGTCAGTTACAGTGATTTCAACGATTTCACCAGTTGGGCTTAGAACAGCTGTTGCACTTGCACCTGAACCAGAACCAGAGTCGGAAATGGTTACAGTTGGAACAGCAGTGTAGCCAGAACCGGCGTTGGTCAATGTCAATGCAGTTACAGCACCTTCAGGTGTGTATGAGGCAGAAGCCGGAACACCTGTGTACCAGATGTATTGAGATTGTTGGTTGATAATGTTACCGTAGAAATTCGGAGCACCGTCAGCTGTCTTGGCATCTTTTGCCTTGGACATAAAGCCGAATCGCTCAAGGATTGCACCCGGCACACCAGTGATAGCACCGGTTTTATCGGTCACAACAACGTGAATTTCGTCGTTCGCGCTTGGAGCACCTTTGTCGGTTGCCCAAGACGATGTTCCGGGAGCACCGTCGAACTCATCCGCGTATGTCCAACCTGTGAAAGAGTTGGCATCAGCCATGTGAACTTCGATTGCGTTACCCAGATCACCGGGATATTTTGCGGCGAAAATGGTTGCACTTGCGGTATCAGCCACCAAATCGTAGTGTTGGCGGTTCTTGATCAGAACACCAATACCGTCAGCTGTAGCGTTGAGAGCATCACTTTCATCGACAACTCGGATCAGGTTCAAGTTGCTTGAGTATGCCAAGAAATT